GGTAGTTGGTTTGGTTAAGTTGCCCGTTTCCGGGCCGTTTGCTCACTCATCGTCGAAGTCGTCGTAGCCTTCGTCTGCTAAACGCTCGTTGATGTACACGTCAAGGCGCTCATCGGCTTTTTTGTTTGCGATGCTCTCCCAATAGTGCCGAGCGATATTCTTGGTTTCTTCGCCTGCTTCCTTGAATTTGCCCTCGCGCAACAGCACTGCAACAGCAACCAGGCGCTCGTCGGAGTTTTCCATCGCCTCGATGAAGTTTGATGCCTGCAACGGATCGCACTCGGTTGCCATAATTTCGTCGCGTAACTCTACCCAGTAGTCGTCTGGGTCAACAGTATCGGTGTGATCGCCTCGGTACTCGCGTCGTGCTGTAAACATGCTGCCTCCGTGTGTGCGTTGTTGCGATGAGTGAATCATAAACGAACACAAACGAAAGCGCAAGGCCCTCCGAACAAAAAAGTTCGCCTAGGCTAACCGTATGGTGTATGCTTGGCGCACCATCACTTAGGAGGGAGCCATGGACAAGGCGAAAGCTGTGGAGCTTGCGGGCGGCGTCACTGCGCTGGCCAGGCTGCTAGGGATAGCAAAAAGCTCGGTTAGTGAGTGGGTAGAGATACCGCAGGCCCGAATCTGGCAGCTAAAAGTGATACGGCCGAAGTGGTTTCGTAAGGCGAAAGAAGTGGAGTCGGCTCAATGAGCATTGAACTGATGACGCTTGCATGGAAAACAACTTTGCCGGCGACGCGCAAGCTAGTGCTTTTGGCTCTTTGCGATAACGCCAACGATTTGTCGGAGTGCTATCCATCAATTGCACACTTGGCCAGAAAGTCTGGGTTGACGGATAGAGCGGTTTACAAAATCCTTGCCGATCTTGAAGCTGATGGATACGTGCGACGCGAAGATAGGGGCACAGGGAAAAGCAGTCTGTATCGGATATCAAACCTGCACAAATTTGCCTACCCTGAACAACGTTCACCCCTGAACAACGTTCAGGTACCCCCTGAACAATATTCAGGTACCCCCCTGAACAATATTCAGGTACCCCCTGAACCACGTTCACCCATAACCATCATAGAACCATCAAAGGAATCATCAGAGAACACACGCGCACGCCCAAAGGCGGCGGCGTCATACGCAAAGCCAAGCAGCGTCAGCGATGAAGTATGGGAAGGCTTTGCAGAGCTGCGCAAGGCAAAGAAGGCTCCCGTCACGGCAGCGGCGATGGCAGCGATAGAGCGTGAGGCAGTCAAGGCACGCATGAGCCTGCAAGACGCGCTTGAGACCTGCTGCGCTAGGGGGTGGGCAGGGTTTAAAGCCGACTGGGTGACCAACACCGGCATGTCAGGTCCACCCATAAACGGCAGTGCGAGCACGAAAAAATTTGATCCGATTGAATATCTGAGGGCAAAAAATGGGCAATCAAATTCGACAATCATCGACATTTAACGGCGGCCAGTGGATTGAGCCTCGTCAGATTCGCGGCGAACAATCGACGTTGATCGACCAGCTATTTGCCAGACTGGAGGCGATGTATCCGCAACGGTGGAGAGCATCGTTCCCAAGCGGGGCAGCGATTGAGGCATGGCGCGAAACCTGGTCAGACGCTTTTGACGAGGAAAAGGTCAGCCCGCAAGACGTTGGCGACGCGGTACGTGCGTGCCGACGGAAATACGACTGGCCGCCGTCATTGACCGAGTTTCTGAAACTATGCAAGCCTGCAATTGATCCCGAGTCGGCCTACATCGAGGCCTGCAAGCAGATCAGCGCCCGCGACAATGGGTCGGACACCTGGAGCAATCCGGCGATCTACTGGTCAGCGCGTGAGTACGGCGTGCATGAGCTGCGGCAATCGACATGGTCAAGCGCTAAGGTGCGTTGGTGCCGCGTGCTCGATGAGCAACTGGCAAAGCCCGAGCAGCCACCCGTGCCGGCCAGGATGACCGCGCTACCTGAGCCAGGGGCCGGCACGGCAGACCCGGCCAAGGTATCGGCCGCACTTGAAACGCTACGCGCTGCGCTCAAGAGCCGGCAGCAGATCACCGAGGAGGACCGATGACATGCCCGCACTGCGCAAACCCCGGCGGCATGTACAACCTTCTGTGTCTGACATGCTGCGTGCGCCTGGTGAGATCGGCCAGGCCATCACGACCGAGGCAAGAGGCGATGCTGGCCACGATAGCCCGGCAACGAGAGACACCGAGCCGGGAGCAGATCATCGAGGCGATGCAATGCTGACTTTTTCGGTGCCAGGCGAGCCGGTGGCCAAGGGCCGGGCCCGTGCGTTTATCCGTGGCGGCAAGATCGGCCACCACACGCCGGACAAGACAGCGCGATACGAAAACCTGGTCAGGTTGGTGGCAAAACAGGCGGTCGGCGCTGCGAAGCCTTTAGAGGGGCCTATTAGCCTGCGGTGTACGTTTTGGCTATCTGTTCCTATGTCGTACTCCAGCAAGCGCCGCAAGGCCTGTTTAAACGGCTCAGAGAGGCATTGCAAAAGGCCGGATATCGACAATTTGCTCAAAGCCGTCAAGGACGGGTGCAACGGGGTGGTTTGGGTTGACGATTGCCAGGTGGTCGATGTCCGTGCATCCAAGTGCTATGGGGATGTGGCCAGGGCTGATATTGAGGTGGTGCGCATTGTGGCGAATTGTGAGTAAACTATTGACAATGCGTTGTGATTTTTGATATCACACGCGATCATCCGAGACCGCCCTCGGATGGCTTAAACGAAAGGCGAGATATGAACGACGCAAACGCCATCCAGTACGGTGGCACTCATTACAAAAACAAGGCCGTGCAGCCTTGGGATTACATCGCCGCAAATAACCTCGGGTATTTCGAGGGCAACGTGGTCAAGTACGTCAGCAGATGGCGCGATAAAGGCGGCATTGACGATTTGCATAAAGCCCGCCATTACCTTGACAAGCTTATTGAATTGGCGAGGGGCGGCGAATGAGCCGGCGAACTAAACCAGGCGACCAGGACCGCAAAAAGATTGCGGAGAAAATTTTCCAGCACATGCGCGATGGGTTAAGTGCGCATAAGGCGTGTAAGTTGGCCGGAATCCCTCAAGGGACGTTTAATGGGTGGATTGATGACGATGTTGAGCTGGCCGAACAATACACACGCGCGCGCTCTGAATTATTAGAGCGTCTCGCTGATGAGTTACTCGATATAAGTGACTCAGACGTTGACACGCTGCCAGACGGCAAAAAAGACTGGGCGGCCATTCAAAAGCACAAATTGCAAGTCGACACACGCAAGTGGCTGCTATCAAAGCTTGCGCCCAGGAAATACGGCGACCGCATCGAGGTGGCGGGGGACGCAGATAGTCCGCTGGTGCATCGCATCGAACGAGTGGTGGTCAAGCCTTGACGACCTTACAGCTCCAAACCCCAGAATGGGCGCTCCCATTGATGGAGCCCAGCCGCTATAAAGGCGCATGGGGTGGCCGAGGGTCTGGGAAATCACATTTATTCGCAGAGCTGATGATCGAGGCGCATATCCTGGATCAGAAGCGTCGAAGTGTGTGCGTGCGCGAGGTGCAGAAGTCGTTGGCTCAGTCTGTAAAGCGGCTGTTGGAAACTAAGATTGAGTCGATGAACGCCGGCGCCTATTTTGAGGTTCAAGAAGCCGTTATTAAGTCAAAAAAGGGTGATGGCGCAATCATCTTTCAGGGCATGCAGAACCATACCGCTGACAGCATTAAATCACTCGAGGGCTACGATTGCGCCTGGGTCGAGGAGGCGCAAAGCCTGAGCCAGCGCAGTCTTGATTTACTGCGACCAACGATCCGCAAACCAAACTCAGAATTGTGGTTTACCTGGAACCCGGCAAGCGCCGGCGATCCGGTCGACCATTTACTACGCGGCGACAATATCCCGCCCAAGTCGATCATTATCCCGGTCAACTATGATGACAATCCGTGGTTTCCCGAAGTGTTGCGCGCTGAGATGGAGTACGACCGGGCGCGGGATCCAGATAAGTATGCGCACGTCTGGCTCGGCAAGTATCTGACCAACAGCAGTAGCCGGGTGTTTAAAAATTGGCGCATCGAGGAGTTTGAGGCCCCAGCAGATGCCACGCACAGGCTAGGCGCTGACTGGGGATTCGCTGTCGACCCAACGACGCTGGTGAGGTGTCACGTTATCGGGCGCACGTTGTACGTGGATTACGAGGCTTATCAGGTTGGGTGTGAGATCCTGAACACGCCAGACCTGTTTCTGACCGTACCGCAGGCCGAGAAGTGGCCCATCATTGCTGACTCAGCGCGGCCAGAGACAATCAGTCACATGCGTAAAAACGGCTTTCCGAAGATCCTCGCAGCCGTTAAAGGTCCGAAGTCAGTACAGGAGGGTATCGAGTGGCTCAAGTCATACGATATTGTGGTGCACCCTCGCTGCACACACACGATTGACGAGCTAACACTCTATAGCTACAAAACCGACCCGCTGACCGGGCAAGTGTTGCCGATACTGCAAGACACCAAAAACCACGTCATTGACGCGCTCAGATACGCGTGCGAAGGTATGCGGCGAGCACAAGCAGCCAAGCCTCAGACATGCAATCCGGTCCCCGTCATGAGCCGGTGGTGATTGATTATGCTAAATCACTCGTGCTAGCCTCGCGAGAAAATAGGGCCAACCATGCCGCGTATTTCTAAAGAGCAGCACCTCGCGAAAATCCACCAGGACGCGCTAACTGAATTTGATGAGATTCAGGGTGCGTTGCGTGATGAGCGTTTGCAGTGCTTGCAAGACCGGCGGTTTTACTCGATAGCTGGCGCGCAGTGGGAGGGAAACCTCGGCGAGCAGTTTGAGAATAAGCCCAAGTTCGAGGTTAATAAAATCCACCTGGCGGTGATCCGGATCATTAACGAGTACCGGAACAATCGCATTGATGTGGAGTTTGTCAGCAAGGACGGCTCCAAAAACGACCGACTGGCCGACTTCTGCGCAGGCTTATACCGCGCCGATGTGCAGGATTCAGCAGCCGAAGAGGCCTTCGATAATGCGTTTGAGGAAGCAGTCGGCGGCGGCTTTGGTGCGGTGCGCCTGCGCAACGTCTACGAAGATGACGAGGACGACGAAAACGAGAGCCAGCGCATCAGGATCGAGCCGATCTATGACGCTGACGCCTCGGTTTATTTCGACCTCAATGCCAAGCGACAGGACAAGTCAGACGCCAAGCGATGCTTTGTCATCACGTCGATGTCGCGGCAGGCTTACGAAGCGGAATATGGCGATGAGGTCACAAGCTGGCCGAAGGATATCCAGCAGCTTGAGTTTGACTGGGAAACTCCGGACGTTGTGTACGTCTGCGAGTATTACCGGGTCGATGAGGTAGGCGAGACGGTCTACACCTACCGCGCCTTGGATGGCACCGAGACTAAGCATTACGCATCGGAATTTGAGCGCGATGAGACGATCAAGGCCGAGTTAGAAGATACCGGCCATGTGCTAGTGCGCGAGAAGCGCGTCAAGCGCCGCCGCGTGCGCAAATACATCCTGAGCGGCGGCGGCATCCTGGAGGATGTGGGATATATCGCCGGCAAGCATATCCCGATCGTGCCCGTCTACGGCAAACGGTGGTTTGTCGATAACGTCGAGCGTTGCATGGGTCATGTGCGCCTGGCAAAGGATGCGGCGCGGCTCAAAAACATGCTGCTCTCAAAGCTGGGCGAGATCAGCGCATTGTCGCCAATCGAAAAGCCGATCTTCACGCCGCAGCAAATGGCCGGCCACGAGCTGATGTGGGCGCAGGACAATCTGAAGGACTACCCGTACCTGCTGACCAACCCGCTGACCGGCGCTGATGGACAGATCGTGTCCGCCGGGCCTGCCGCGTACACCAAGCCGCCCGCCATCCCGCCTGCAATGGCCGCTCTGCTGCAAGTCACCGAGCAGGACATGGCCGACATCCTCGGCAATCAGCAGCAAGCCGACAAGATGGTCAGCAACATCAGCGGCAAGGCTGTAGAAATGATCCAGGAGCGCATCGACGCCCAGGCATTTATTTACATGAGCAACCAGGCCAAGATGATCAAGCGGGTGGGCGAGGTCTGGCTGTCGATGGCCAAGGACGTTTACTTCGAGGAAGGCCGCCGCGTCAAGATTGTGGACGGCCAGGAAGAAGTCGGATCCGCTGAACTCAACAAACCGACGATCAACGAAAAGACCGGGGCCATCGAGTACGACAACGATTTATCGTCGGCCGCGTTTGATGCGTCCGTGTCGATTGGCCCGACCTCACGCAGTAAGCGCCAGGCTACGTTGCGCTCGTTGATCAATATGATCCAGATCAGCGATGACCCCGAAACGCGCCAAGTGCTGACAGGCATGGCCATGATGAACATGGAAGGCGAAGGCGTCCAGAGCATCCGCGATTATTTCCGTAAGAAGTTGGTTCGCATCGGCGTGATTAAGCCGACGGATGAGGAAATGGCGCAGATGCAGGCCGAGGCTCAGAGCCAGCCGCAAGACCCCAATGCGGTGTTTTTGCAGGCCGCAGCAGAAGAAGCGATGGCCAAGGCATCGCAGGCTCGTGCGTCGGTTATCAAGACAGTGGCCGACTCTGAGCTGGCACGCGCTAAGACCATCGAGACGATGGCCGGAATTGATATGAGCGCGCAAGAACAAGCCATGAAAATGGCCGAATTAGTAGGTGGTGCTTTGGGTCAACCTGAGCAGATTCAACAACCCGCAATAACGCCACCTATGGGCTGAAAATGGCTAACCCACCTATCAAAGACTTAGCATACCGAGGCCTAGCATCAGCGCTTGGAGGCCCGGTTGATTTGACAACGATGTTCTTGCGTCCGTTTGGTTATGCAGCGCCGGACAAACAAATTATCGGTGGCAGCGAGTGGATAGGCCAAAAGATGCAGGACGTTGGATTGATTGGCTCGGCAAGATCGCCATTGCAAGAGTTTCTTGCATCAATGGCGGCGCCCACTCCTTCAGGGCTTGCAAAAGGTGTGGCATTAGGTGGTGCCGCATTAATTAAGCCAGTCAAAGCGGCTGAGGTTGCGTCTAACTCTACAGGTATGGCATCGAAAATTTCATCATTAACAAACCCCGTAAAAGAAGGGTTTATAAGGCTTTTTCATGCCGGGTCAGACCCTGTTAAAGGTGGATTTTTCAAAGAGGTGCCATCTGGCGGCGTGTTTGATGGGTTCTTTGCTTTGCCAGACAGATATGGCGCATATGGCACAGGCGCCAAATATTATGCAGATATCCCAGCAGGGAAAGCATTAACCAACTATGATCTAAATTATAATATTCCGTACGACAGCGTAGCCAAAGCATTAGAGGGCGTTTCCGGGATCAAGCGAACCAATAAGAGGTTTGACGCGCTGTGGTCGGCAGTAGTAGAAGATAAATCACAAGATGTTATTAACAGCGCAAGGCATGAAGATGTAATGGATATGTTTAAGCTCTCATTGTCTGATGATATAGGGGCCGCATCATGGGAGGCCCAAAGGCTCAGAGGGAAGCTTGCAAAAAAATTAGGGTACGATGCCGTGGAAATGGCAGATGAAAATGGGACTTCATACCTTATTACATCAGGAACAAAGTTAAACCGTGACACAGATGATGTTGTCGAGCAAATTGCTAAAGAACCAACATCAAGCGCACTGCAACCTTCAAAAGAAAGAGCTCCTCCGCCTGGTTTTAGATATAACAGGAAAGGCCAGCTTATCAAGATAGATTAAAAGCGGCAACCATCCGGCCGCATTAACGGATGAGTTTAGGGGCAGACGATGTTAGAGCAGCAAGATCAGGAGCAGGACGGGCAACCAGAGTTTGAGATTGGCGATCAAGAGCCAGAGACCGACGTTGATGCTGAGTCACTATCCGGCACCGATGACGACCAGGGCGACGATGACGCAATCGCAGACGAGGTTGTGGTTTCAATTGGCGACGAGCAGCCGCCAGAGGAAAAGCCCGCGCCGCGATGGGTCAAGGAGTTACGCAAGAGTCAGCGCGAATTAGCGCGGGAGAATCGCGAGCTCAAAGCAAGGCTAGAGAGCACTGCAAGCACTGAGACCAAGCCAGTGCAGATGGGGCCAAAGCCGACGCTAGACGGCTGCGATTACTTTGACTGTTGAAGG